AACTCGTTGAGGCGTGCATCGCACACGTCGAGCGAGTAGTCGTTCAGCCCGTTCACCGTGTCGGGGTCGACTCGCTCCTCGCAGTGGACATCGGAGAGCAGCACGACCATCGTGGCGGCGTGTTGCTTTGACCGGCCTTTTGCAACAGGTGCGGAGCGACGTGTCGCTTCGATACCCTTGAGCGAAAGCAGCGAGTCCGCACGCGACCGCTCGGCATCGACAGCCGCCAGAGCAGCCTTGTATCTGCCCTTGAGCGTTGCCACCTCGGAGCGGAGGCGTGCCAGTTCGGCGTCAGTTGCCAGCCGCGAGGCGTCGGCTACCGCGTCGGCTACGGCGGCGTCTAGTTTTTTTGCAGCCATTCAACGAATCCTTTCGTTGCACAGGTATGCAGGCCACGCTCTTTGCACTTTTCGGAAAGAATCCGTGCCAGCGTGAGCCGCTTGATCTGATACCCACCGCTCTGAAAAGTTTTGCGAATCTCGATGAGTTCGCCCTGCACGTCCTTCGGCAGCGCGTCCCACCAACTAGATGGCTTGCACTCCTTCACCGCGTTGCTCACCGACTCTGTTAGGCTACCCTTCGCCATCCTTCACCTCCTTGTAGTTGAGCATCGTGAGAACGCGACGCTGAACCTTTGCGAGTTCCGTGATCGACTCCTCACTGATCGTGGGACCAAGGACCGCGTGGGCGAGTTCGTGCAGGATCGTCTCAAGCCGAGTGCCGCCCCTGAGTTTTTCGTCAATCAAGATTCGTGGCCGCTTCGCGTTGTCGAAGAACGTCCAGCCAGCCGCGTCTCCACGGAGTGCCGTGAACCGCAGAAGCCACCGCTTCCCGTCTATCGTGACGTTGTGATCCTCGGCCACTGGCGACACTCCTTCGCCACGACTATGACAGGGCTGTCAACTGCTACAGCGTTGCGGCTTCTACCTGTTTCCGTGCTTCGTCAATGCTGTCGGCCTCGATGACCACGACCCGCCTGCCTGCCGTGGCAGCAAGTTCTCTGGTCGCCAACGGATGCCACACAGCCACGACACAGTTCATCCAGTTTGCTTCCCGCTCCATCACCGAATGCCACTCTCGGAGGCACGTTCTGCCTTCGCCAATGATCGCAGCCAGCCCGTTGTCCACGCCCGTTTCTTCGTTTCGCCAGTGTCCTGTGTGGATCAGCCTCATGCCTCGCAGCGACTCAACAATCTGCCGAGAAGTTTTCATCAGCAGGATCGGCGGCTTCGCGGTGGTCGCCCGGCGCGTAAACAGTTCGGGGAACAGCGTCGAGGCCATCGCCGCTGCCTGCTCAAAAGTGTCTGCCTTGATCACGTTGGGAGAGCAGTCAGCAAGCAACGCCTCGGCACAGGCGTCGGTCGCGTTGGGATGCCAGATGGTGGCTATCCCCAACTTCTCAACAAACGACTCGCACTCCCATGTGACGTGTCCAATGAACTTCTGGATGCCGCCGACGTATCGCCCCGGCGAGGGAAAGGCGCGATTGAGTCCAACGTCGTTGCCTTTCTTGTCGAGGTCGGCCCCGTAGTGGCATCCGTACTCCCGCATCTGCTCCGCAACTTCACGCGGAGCCTGCAACCACAGGAGCGGCAAGGACTCGCGAGGCGGCGTCCAGAACTGCGTTGGATTCTTCCTGCCGTTGATGTCGCTCTGCGACGAGGCCTGACCGACGAGGAACGTCGCTGGTGCGTAAGTTTTCCCCCGCATCCCGAGGCATGGACCCATATCCCAGTCGATATGGTTTACGCTTTCTGACCAGAGTTTCGCCAGCGTCCTCATGCCTTCGCGAGTGACCGCGTAGCAGTGAGTCCTCTGCGTGTTTTTGCATCGGACAACACCATCACACACAGGCGTGGCCGGGGCGATGTGCTGCCCGCCGAGCATGAGGCATTCCCAATCGTCTGGCACGTTCTCAAGAAACGCCGCAGCGTCTGCGGCGAATGTGTTCCTAAACTCCGCATCGTCCTCCATGACGAGCATCCGCTCCACGCCGTCCATCAGGGCGTTCTGTAGAACCCGTATGTGAGACTGCTGGCAACCGTAGGCACCGCCACCAGACCTCCACTGACCGGGACACGGGACCGCGTTGCCGTCTACGGCATCGAATGTCTGCGGCTCCGCGAACGGCCAGCCGCACTCGGCGATCCTTGCCGACAGGCGTCGCATCCTGTCGGCTCGCCGCCGCAGGGAAATCACAACCACCCGGTCAAACAACTGCATCATGGGCGAACCTTGGAGGTCATAAGTCTCGCAACCTCGTCAAACGTGAGACCGTCGTAAGGACGATAGACCTGCGAGTCGGCCTCCCAGATGATTTCGTTCCGGCATACCAGTGAATCCACAGAATGCCACGGCTCAGAACCAATCCATAGTTCGGCGTGCATTCGCTCCCACGGATTGCCGCACACCATTGGCCCACCCGTTTCGCGGTGTGCTCGCGGATGCCGCAACACGGACACCCAATCTGCACGAGCCATCCAGAAGTTCCCGCTGAAATGCGGCATCCACGGCGAGTCTTGCCAGCACACGCCGACCAGATCAACCAACTCAAGCCGCTTGAGGTTGTATTCCCATCTCGCAACGACGTGCTCCATCATCAGCCATCGCCAGAACCGCTTGCCAACGTGCTGCGGATTGCTCACTCCCTTGGTGTGGAAATACAACACAGCACCGTCCCTGTTGTTGAGGCACCACTCGTGCAGCCTCTCAAGCGTTGGAGTTTCGTATTGCCCCAAGTCGCTCAGCACCCATCGAACGTCGAGGCCTTGCTGGCGAGCCCACGCCGCGTCATCGTCGCTGCCGAGCAGCAAGCATTGTGGTCGCAGCCCCACGGCGTCAGTGATGCTCTTTTGCTCTAGGACAACCTCCTGCCAGTTGCCCATCGCTGCGATGTGATAGAAAGCAGCAAAAGCGGCAAAACCGCAGAAGCGGCTCCTTCGATCAACGGCTCGACCTGTATGAGTATCGCTCACGATGCCGGTCCCCACTTACCGACGGGACACGACTGATCTGCCCACGCAAGTTTTGAGATGAACTTCTTGTCTCTGGAGATTGGGCATCCACACTTGCTGCATGAGTTGTCTTTGAAGAACTCGCAGCCGAGGCAGATGTCGTGTCGGCGACCTATCTCCTCGTCGCTGCACGTTGGCGACCCTGCTGCTATGTGTTTCGCCGTGGCGACGGCGAAGTTTTTTGCTTTCTGAGTCAAAGAGATTGAGCCACCTTGCAGCGAGGTCGTGACCGCCAAAATGTCTTTGGCTGTGGCGTCGCTCGGAAGTTCCAGCACCTTCTCCAAAAAGCCGTCGGGTTTTGAGAGTGCCATCGCCTTCAGCGCACGAAGTCGATCCGGCGTCATCACGTCTTTGATTTTTTGAGTGCTCATCGTCACGGGCAGTTGTTCGGATTGTTTGGGTCAAACTCAAACTCGCACGTTTCAAAATAAAACCCGTCACTGCACAGGACTTCAGACAGTGGCGTAGAAACACCGAGCGCAGCGTATGCGTCAAGCATTGAAATGAAGTCTGCGAAAGGCCCGCCAGCGTGTCCTTCGCCTTTACAGATCGAGCACTTTCGGCACGGAGTCGAGCCGTCAGACGCAGGCTGCGGGAGATACGCTGGCCCGCATTTGCCGCAGCAGCAGAATCGACTCTCGCCAGCCGCCGTTTCTGTTCCGGGCTCGCCATTCCAGCAGCCATGCCCGGTTTCATAGTACGATCCGGGCGGGCAGCATCCGCTGTGTCCACTCCCCGCCGCCTCTGGATAGTAGGTGTATCCAGGCTCGCATCCGCAGTCTCCGTCGGTAGTGCATTCCACGGATGCAGATGAGGAACTGCTCCCACTGCTGGACGAGGACGAGCCACTGGACGAGGACGAGCCGCTGGACGAGGACGAGCCGCTGGACGAGGACGAGTCACTGCTTGACGATGACGAACTGCTAGACGATGACGAACTACTGCTCGACGAGGACGAGTCACTGGACGATGACGAACTACTGCTCGACGAGGACGAACTACTGGACGATGAGGACGAACTACTGCTCGATGAGGACGAACTGCTACTCGATGAGGACGAACCGCAGCAGCAGTCTTGCCCTGCGCCGAGGAGTCCACCTTCAACAATGATCGCTCCAGCCTTGAGTACGAGCGTCATCGCGTTTGGCTTCTATCTCAGGAGCACGACGTGGTTCCGACGAACACGAGATTTCCACTGACCACGGCCAGCACTTGCGTACCGTCCGCTGAGTAGCCGGGGAGTTGCGTAAGGTTCGGCTGGAGCAGGAACCACGACGTGCCCTCGCGTGCGATGGACACATCGCAGGAGCCAGCAGGATTGAGGCCGCAGACTAGGTTCGTCACCATCGCGGTGTTCGGCGTCTCGGTCACATACTTGAACGTGACCGTCTTGGTCCCGCTTATGGGCCACGAGCCAGAAAACGTGCCAATGCGAACGGCCTTCCGCTCTTGCTGCGGGAACCGCTTGTCAAACGTCAGGGGCACGCCAGCCATAGGTGCCGTCTCGGCACGCCGCACCACGCGGGCAATCCGCTCGGCGGATTCTCTCGTGAACTGCGAAGCAGAGAACGGGCCTGTGGGTTTCATCACGCTGGTATTTCAGGGAATAGTGATGCGAAGTTCGCCTCTGGATTCACGCGGCGCGGCAGAATGTCAGGGCGGCCAGTAACGTTGATGTTTCCTTGATACAGTGCCACAGGGTTCGGAGACGCTACCCACTCGCTATTCTTGAAATCGAACACCATCGCCCTGCGTTTCTGTCCGCCGTCAATAAAGTTCCAGCCCACGTCTGGCAGCAGGAGTTTCCACCCCGTCTGGCGGTACATCATCTGCACCGACGTTGCCCAGTAGTCAACCACGGTCCAGTTGTGGAAGCCGACGGTGTATTCGGCGTTGACGCCAATGATCTTCCATGTGTGCTGCGGGCCGCCAAACCATCCGTCAATGTTGATGCTGTTTGTCGCTGCCATCAACGCCGTCGGGAAGTTGGCGTAGTTTTTTTTCATCGTGGCCTTCGTCATTGTTTCGTCCGTGACGAGCCCCTCAAAATAGTCATTCGCAGAGTTCACGAGCGGATACACCGTGTCACTGCCGCTGTTTGGGTAGTAGTAAAGCGCAGCCTGTTGCCCCTGCGTCGCCTCAAACGACCACTGTGCTGCCTGTGCCGTCGGCGTCAGGAGGTCGTTGGCCGTGAGCAGCCCATACTCGGCGACAAGTTGAACGTGATACGGAGAGTCTCCGAATCGTTCCGTCATCGTGTATTTGCGAAAGAACAGGCTCTGGTACTCCGGATGCGCTGTCCCAAAAGTTGGGAGGCCAACAGCAGCGAGAATCTGCGTTGCCACCGTCTCCACTGGAGCCGCCGTGAGCGTATCGTCAGACAGCGTGCAGACCCACGTCCGCCGTGCCACACGATCACCCAAGCGGTCAATCTCTTGCTCGCGCGCCAGTTCGGTGGTGAGGACTACGCTTGTCGCCATTATCGCTGTCCGAAGGATGAGTAGCCTACGATGGCTACGGGCTGGTTGAAGTAGTTGCTGCTCGCCTGACCGATGCCAGCCGCGATGGCTTCAAGGTACTTGGTCTGCAAACGCTGCTGGATCAGTGCCGGGTCTTGCCCGCTGGCGATGGTTTGAAGCACGAGGCTTGCGCCTTCCGTTGTTCGCACGTCCTGCGACTTGATCGTCTGCGCGCCGAGCGTGTTCAACTTCGCAAGGCGTTCCTCCTGCCGTTTGGCCTCGGCGGCTGCTGCCTTCTGCTGCTCCTCAAAAATCTTGGTCTGCTGCTGTGCGTACTGCTGCTGTGCCTTGCTCTGATCGGCAATCTGCTTTTCGGACTGCTTCTTGAACTCCTCCCGCTGCTTGAACGCACCGCTTGCGATGTCTCGCTCAGTGGCGGCGGCTTGATCGAGTTGGGCAAGCCTCGCCGCACCAGCCTTCACCGCCTCGGAATCGTCGGCCTTGCGTGCGGCAGCGATCTCCTCCTGCACGCGGGCAATCTCTTGCTCGATGGCGAGGACTTGCTTTTTCGCCTCGGCCCGCTGCGAGTCGCCGCCGACCGATTGCAGCAGCAGGATTTGATCGACCGCTTCGTTGACCTTGAGCCGTTCATCGGCTGCTTTCTTGAGGCCCGCGATTTCGTTTTCGTACAGCCGCTCCTGCCGTGCGACCTCCCGCTGATAGGCTTCTTCGCCGATAGCCCCACGCTCGGCAAGTTGCGCCGCATTGGTGAGCCCGCTGGCAAGACGCTGTGCTGCCTCCTGCCCCGCCGCACCGAACTCCTCGGACTTCACAATGAGCGAGTCGAACTTGTCTCGGGTCTTGTCGAACGCCTCGGCATAGCCCTTCTCAAAACCTTGAGCGACGGCACGCTGCTTCTCGGCGAGGTCGCCTTGCAACTTCTGGAGGTCAAGCAACTGCTGCCGCTGCTCAGGCGTGAAGAACCCGTTGGCCGCTGCCTCCTGACGCACGCGGGCGACCTCTCGCTCCACTGCTTCGCGGTCACGCTGCACGGCACGAGTCTTGTCCATCTCGTCAAGCAACGACTCCGAACGCTTTTTATCGTCCTCGATTTGCTTCTGGCGTTCGGCGTTCGCCTGCTTTATCTTTTCGATTTGCTTGTCGTACTCGCGATTGGCTGCGGCGACGCCTTGCTCCAGTTGCTTTTCGTCAATGAGGCCAGCAGAGAACTGGAGTTTCAGCGAGTCAGCACGCCCCGCGAACTGGTCGAGAGCACGATCACCAGCCTTGCCGAAGTCCTCGGCCTTGATCGCCGCCTTGTCGATCTGGTCAGCGACCTTTTCGATGGCCTTTTCCGCGTTCTCCTTGACCTTGATTTCAAGTTTTGAACGATCTTCGATGGCCTTGATTTCATCGTCAAAAGCCTGTCCAGCCATTCTCACCGAACGACGGAACTGCTCCTCGTCAATGATGCCAGCGGACAGCCGCTTCTTGAGTTGTTCAATCGACGCCTCGTATTGCAACGCCGCTTCCCGGCCAGCAGCACCGAACTTCCGCGAGTCATCTATCGCGTTGTTCACTTCCTCGCGGAGACGCTGGAAGGTTTTCTCCCGTTCCTCGATTGCCTTCTGCGCTTCCTTGGAAACTTCGGCAGTGCTTTCGGAAACGGCCACGGTTGCCGCTGCGGTTTTCTTGGTGGACTCCTCGATGCCGAGCCAATACTCGGCAATCGTCAAGAGGTTGCCAACGAACTCGCCGATGCCAGACACAAGGTTGCCGATCACCGTTGCGATTGTCCCGAACACAGCCGAGGCCACGTCGCCGAGCGTGGACAGGAGCGGCGTGCTGGCAACCAGTTCGCCGAACTGCCCTGCAAGGTTGGCAACGTACTCGCCTGCCTTGGCGAACGCCGTGGTGATGATCGTGATGATGCGGCTCAACGTCTCGGAGATCACGCCCATGTTGTCAGCCACAAGCCCCACGGGCGTGAAGGACACCACGATCTCGGTCGCCGCCACCGCTCCATCGCTGATGGCCTTGAAGAAGTTGAGGGCCGCGTCGTTCAGCGGTTCAAACGCTTGGGCGATCCCCTGCACAATCACGCCAAACGGCTCAAGCACCGCACCGATTACTCGCCCGAGGTTGCCGAGGTTCGTGCCAATCAACTCGATCACGCGACCGATCTGCGTGAAGATGGGCTCCAGCACTTTGCCGATGGGGTCAATGATCGAAGTGAGGCCAGCAACCACCTCCGCGAACGCCTTCGTCACACCTTCACCAAGTCCAACGAACGGCAGCAGAAGCGTCTGTCCGAGTCCTTCCGTCGCCACTCCGAACGCATCGAGGCCTGCACCGAAATCGTCAATCCGCTTGCGATCCACGTCGGTCAATGCACGACCGAACCGCTCCATATCGTCAGATGCGCCGCCAAGGTTCTTGAAGAACGGAAGCAGTTCAGCACCGCTCTTGCCGAACAACTGAATGGATGCAGCGGTTCGCTTCGCGGGATCTTCGATGGCTTGCAGCCGCTCTCCGATGAGTTTGTATTGATCTTCCGGCTTGAGTGCTGCCAACTCCTCCGACGTGACGCCGATGCTCTTGAGCGCAGCCTGTGCCGCCTTGCTCTCCTCGTCCACGCCGGTGATGTTCTTTTGCAGTCGGCCGAATGCAGAACTCACAGCATCTACGCTCGTACCGCTCCTCGCCGCTGCCGCCTCAAGCGTCTGGATGAACTCAAACGAGACGCCAAGTTTGTCGGCCGTGTTGCCGAGTTTGTCAACGCGGTCATCGAGGTTGATCAGCCCGTTCGCAACCGCCACCGCGCCAGCACCGAACGCTGCCACGCCGACGAGTGCCAAGTTCGTAGACGTGAGCAGGCCCGTGAACTGCGTGCTGACTGATGCCAGCCCTTTGTTCAACCCGCCAGCGAACACGCGGCCGAGGCCTTCGCCAGCACTGGACAGCCCCGACAGGCGGCCAGCCACGTTGCCAATCGGTCCCGGCAGCGCGGACAGCACGCCGCTCAGTTCGTTGAACTTGAGGACGCCAGCGTCTCCGCCCTTGCCGGTCTCCTTACCAAACTTATCAGCGGCGAGTGTCGCCTTCGCGTAATCAGTGGAGACGCGCTGCAACGCCGTGGAATACTCGGCCTCGGTGAGCAATCCCGCCTTGCGGAGCGCGTTGAGTTCCCTTGTCGATACGCTGTAGTCGCGCTGTGCCTTCTGCTCCTTGGTGAGATTAGCTTCGACAATCGCAGCGGCTCGCGTTGCTTGATCGCCGCGAACCTTGTCAGCAGCCGCCTGATCCTTCGCCGCCGCTGCTGCGGCATCCGCCGCTGCCTTGTTCGCACCGCTCGCCTCGGCGGAGGCACGGTTAAACGTCTCTTGGCTGATGGCCCCAAGTTCAAGAAGGTCATCGAGTTTCTTGAGTTCGATCGCCCGCTTTTCTTCGGCGGTGCGGTTGGACTCTGTTATTTGGACGCCTTGAGCAAAGGCCTCGGCCGTCGCCTTTGCAGCCGCCTCAAGTTTCGCAAACTCCTCGGCGTACTCTTTAGCGTCAAGTTTTCTTGTCCGCAGCGCAGAACCCAAGAACGCGAGGTCGGTGGCGAACTTCTGCTGTGCCGCACCAGCCCCAGCACTCGCCCCCTCAAACTGCTTGAATACGTCCGTGACCTTCTTGGCCTCGGCGTCCAGTTGCTGGAACGCCCTCTGCACAGGCGTGAGCGATTTCTGGACGCCAGAGGCATCCGCCGAAACCTTCAACGCAAGTCCAAGAACGGTAGCCATCAGTCGAAACCCAGTTGCTTCTTCAAGTCCATGATTGCGTCCTTCGCTTGCAGAACGTGCTGCGGTGGCGTCTCAATCGGGTTGAAGTCGCTTGCCTTCGGGCATTGTCCTCGTGCGCTGTAGGGAGCCATCATCGCGGAGACGAGCAAGCCGGTTTGCGCCCATGAGTCGGGGATCGCTTGGAAGTGGCGGACGTATGCCATCCACTCCGCAAGTTCTCTCGTTGTCATGCGGCGTTCCAGTTCGCCGACCGTCATTCCTAGATGCCCCGCCAGCCGAAACAGGAACTGCCTCGACGGACGGAGGTTTAGTTTTTTGCGAGTTCCTCCACGTCCGATTCGCTCATCGCGTTGTGGCTCATCGCCTTCTCAAACAAGGTGGACACCACCTTGGCTGACTTGCTGGCTAGGCTGGCGATCTGCTCGTCGGTGAACAGCCGCTCGCCGCTCTCGGGGTGGCACAGGCAGCGGGCGAGGAACTTCGTGCGGAAGTTCTCGATGCCGCTTTCACGCTTGCCGATCCACTCGCGTTCGTAGCCGTCGCGTTCGCCAACGGTCATCACGCGGATGCCGAGCACCATCGGCTTGCCTTCTGCGTCGGGCCATTCCTTGACGTTGACCTTGAGGATGCCGAGGTCGTCGGCCGCGAGGATTTGCGCTGCGAGTTCTGCTGCTGTGAGTGGCATATCTACTCCATGACAATCTTGAAAACGCCGACGTACCGCGTCACGTCGTTGACGGCCCCTGTTGCACGAAGCGATTGGCAGATGGCCTTCGTGGTGAAGGTCAGCCCGCCGCCAATCACTTGAAGCGTTGACTTAAGACCGTACTGGTCAGCAGTCAACCGCGTCGTGGAGAAGGACGATATTTCTATAGTCCCTGCGTCAAGCGTCCAGCGAGTCGAGCGGCCCATCGGCAACTCGCCTCCACGCTGCACGTCGATCTTGGACACCTCACCGAACGCCGTCCCATTCCAGACGGCTGTGACTCCAGTGCAAGCAATCGCCATGACGGGCCTCCGTCATGCGACTATCGAGCGATGCGGAGCGTGGCCTGCCCCCGGATCGCGTCGTTGGTCGCAAGCGTCAGCGTGCTGGCGTTCACGGTGTACGCGATGGCCGAGAGCAGAGCAACGCTGCTCACGGTGATCGTGCAGGTTCCTGTCGAGGCATCGGCGATAATCGTGCGGCCGAGGTAGTCGAACTGCACAGTGCGGCCCGTGTCGGTCGTAGAACCTTGGAGCGGGCGATCGAGCGTGGCGATGGACGCACCTTGCGTCAGGCCAAGGTGCGAGACGTCGATCTTCTCCTGGTCAGCGGTCGGGTCGTTGTAAGAGACAACGATGTTGGTGACTGTGAAGAGGTCAGCCCCGAG